TCATTCTCCAACAGCTACATTTTCCAAAAGTGCCAGATTAGTGACATTGCCCGCCAAGACTTCGTCAATTTTTCTCGCATGTTCGGTTAAATGAGAAGGGGAAAGGTGTGCATAGCGTTGAACCATTTCTATACTCTCCCACCCCCCCATTTCTTGTAGTGCTGAAAGTGGTACCCCCGCCTGAACCAACCAACTTGCCCAGGTATGTCTCAAGTCATGGAAACGGAAATCAGTAATACCGGCGCGACGCTTTCCTGTGTTCCATGCCGAGTTGTCATCAACGCGCATCTTCCTGATGGCTGGAGTCATTCCCCCGCCAGGGCGCTTGCGTGCTGTTGTATGCACAAACACATAGCGCGAGTGATGTCCGATCTGATCGCGTAGTGTTTTGCATGCGGTGTCATTCAGTGCGACGCCAATGGCTTTACCGGCCTTGGCATTCTCTGGGTGTATCCACGCCACCTTTCTTTGCATATCAACTTGTGACCATTCCAGATCGATGATGTTAGAGCGGCGAAGCCCTGTTGCGAGCGCGAACACAACTACTGGGCGGAACTGTTCAGGCATGCATCGGAGAAGTGTGGTGGCCTCATCCTTGGTAAGCCATCTAACTCGTTTGCTAATTGGCTTTCTGACCTTGATCACCGGGGCCTTGCGTAACCATTTCCATTCATCTGCGGCAATTTTCATCAATCCTCGTATGAAAGACAGATGCTGACTGCGAGTGGCAGCGGAAACAGGTTTTGGTTCATATGCCGGAACAGGTTTCCCTCTTTTTTCCGCAGCTACCTTTTTTAACTCCCACCTCTGCTGATGCTTACGGTTTGGCATTTTGGCGACCGCCGCCATAATCCTGTCCTCCGAAATCAACGAAAGGTTTTTCCCTGAAAAGTGCTGCAGGAAAAATTCTATCTTTGTGCGGTCATCATCAAGCGAGCGCTTGTCTTCTTTCTCAGTAAGCCAGCGCAGGCAGGCTTCATCAAAAGTGTGCTCAGCAATTTCCCCCAATTTATTTACTCTCCACGCTTCAGCCTTTAGCTGATCGTAGAGTTCTTGCGCTTGCTTCCTGTCTGTCGTGTTAAGGCAGCGCCTAACTCTTTTGTTACTGCCCGGCTCGACATAGTCGCAGTACCAATTACCGTAACGTTGTTTAAGGGCCATCTGTCGTTACCTTTCTGTTGATGGCCGTTTGCACTCACGGCCTGATTTTGTGGTTCCCTGCCGTAATAGGCAAGGCATTCTGATTTGAGAATTTCATAACGCCCCTTTCCATTTGGGCCGCTTCTGTTTGCCGTTAGCAGTCCTGACTTAATCAAGCCTCTAACTGTTCGTTTCGACTTTTTCATGAAATCAGCGGCCTCTGGCAAGGTGAGAGGCACGTCATCAATGTTTATCTCTGCCATGGTGGTCTCTACTGTTTACCCGTATCAATCCGCATGCAGGCGCAACTTAGGCGCATCCAGGCTGGCGGTGTGACCGGCCAATACGGAGCGATTTTTGCTGCGTGCTTGTCGAGGATTTGGCGATAGGTGAGATTGTTGGTGGGGGAACGATATTCGGTTAGGGCTTCTCTGGCGGTGCTGCGCAGTAGGTTATCTCTGGCTAAGTCCACGGTACCCACTCAGCAATTGGTCAAACTGGCGTCTTAACTGTATTGCGCGGATCTCTGTCTCATGCCCACATCGTAGGTAACTGTCAGTGATTTTTTCGTGGCTTACAGGGGTTCTGGCCTTGGCGTGTTTTTCATGCTGGGGGTCGACAGAAATGACCCGAAATGCTTTTTGACGGCTTTGAACAATATGAAAATCGGAAACGACAAAGCTGGAGTTAACAATAGAAGAGCGCACAGAACGGATACATTTCATTGTGATCTGCGCTTCGGGAAATGCTCGTTGCAACAATTCAAGGTGGCCGGCGCAATCGTAGTAACCGCCGTCAGCTTCGAGGTACTTCAGCAAATCGTAATTCGTTCTTTTCATCATTTCTTAATCTCACCATTGTAGGTTTCATGGGACATCAGCCGCCAGGTGGTGCCGTCGTCTTTCGATAGATAGCGCCACCAAGGGGTGACCGGGAGAGTTAAATATTTATGCTGATAGGTGCGGCGCGGTTTTGTCTGTCCAGCTCGATACGCGCACAGAACCCCCTCAGCTTTGATGCTGATTCTTTTGGGGATGTGGGGTTTCATTGGCATTTCCTGTAGGGGATACAGAAACCCCGCACAGAGGCGGGGCTGGTCAAGATTGGTTTTAAAGCCCTTGGCGGCGCATCATTAATTCGATGAAACCTTTAGGACTGGTTAACATCTCGTCCCCTCTGGCAAGCTGAGAGCTTACAATCACCCCTGTTTCGTTATAAGTATGTAGGACCCGACAGGAGACATAAGTCGGTTGGTGAAGGTGGGGCGACTTTTGGTGCGAGGCGACTGCTACCGGATTGTGAGTCCGCTTCTCGCAGTCGATAAAGTAGCGTCTAATCTGTCGGCCTTTCTCGTTACGTTCGACCATGGCGAGTTCTTTGGCTGTATCGAGGGTTAGGTGGTAGTCCTTGCGGTTGTGACCACCGCGACCAGACGTTTGCTTGCCGAAATTGGCAAGCAAAATATAGTCCTGATTTTCCACGAATTCATACTCTGCAATGCGCTCTTTAATCCAGTGAGCAAACATCTTACCTACCCCTAAAAACTTATGCAGGTCGCGGGCATTGCAAAGTAGGGTGGACTCGTTGCTGATAGTCCCGTCGAATATGGGTACGAGTTGGCTATTCATGGCTGAACTCCTTTGTTGTTTTTGGAGTCACCACCAAGAGTTGCAAATCTCTGACTGGTGGTGAGACGTACAGGGTTTGCAATACCGGTCAACAAAGAACCCGGCGAGCCTTTCGGCTCCCCTGCACGCCCCACCATTGATAAGTGTAGCCGTGCGCCGCACACAAAAAAACCGCATGGCGCGGTTGTGCGCTTTGTTGATATCCAGGTTGCAAATCCCGGCAACCGATTTTGCGGCTGCACAGGCATGATAGACCGAACAACAAAGCTGTTGCCACTGAAATTGCTGAATATGTTCATGGACTCTCTCTAATTGATTGAAATTAAGCCATTAATCGTCCTTGGTTCAGTGCGCACCTTAGGTAGTGTGGTTAATAAAATGGATTTAACAAATAGGTTTTGTAGATCAATACAGAAAAACCGATCGTTTTGGCCGATCGATGGAGGTGAGAGGCAAGAAAATTCCTAATATTTTGAATTGAAACAGGAAAACTACGAAGTGTGGTTAATCGTGGATGACTTTCATCATGAGCCACGCAAAGGCCAGGATACCGCCAAAGAAAACGAGTAGGGCGAGCAGAATAACGAGGGTGAAGCCATCAATCATTAACTACCCCTTCTTCTTGGCGTTGCGCAGTTTGGTAATGCGAGACTTAACCGCCCTCGTTTCTGCGTCGTTATCTGCCGCCGTTAGCGCAAACTTCAACGCTTGCAGCGGTGTTGTAAACAGGTCGCTCGGCAACCCACGCCCAACTGCAAACTGGCGGCGGCAACAGGCAGGAGGGTTCTTCAGCCACGCGCCTTTCTTATCTTGGGTCAGTCCCACATGCCTCTGCGTCAGGTTGACGTATAGATTGTCGTCCGGTAAAGCCTTCGGTACCCCCCAGCGTGATTGACTGTTGCGCTTGCGGCGCACAGTGCGCACCTCCCACTCATCGACAGTGATCGACACTCGGCCATCGTCATCGGTATACGGCCAGCAACCATAGAACACCTGCCCAGGTTTGAATTTCACTATTCATCCCCCTTCATGCTGAAGCCAGCGGTTCGTACGCAATCCATCATCTCGTTTATCGCCTCATAGTACCCAGGCACTTTGATTTTCTGCGCTATTCCATTAGGCAACAGCACCGGCGTAGCCAGCAACTCTTTCAGGTGTACGATTTCCGCCTGAGCGCTGTCATTCATGATGACCAGGTGTTTGGCTGCATCCTGCGCCTTCTGGAATTTACCGGCGTACTCGGTAGCAATGGCTTCCAGCTCAGCGATGCGCTTATCTTTCGCTTCAAGCTCTGCCAGCAGGGCGAGAACGGCAGCAGGGTTAGCAGCGGCAATGAATGCTGCGTTGGCCTGCTGCTCACTGCTGAACGGTTCGTCATAGCCTGACTCTTCGCCGCCACCCTCGACTTTCGCGATAGCCACCATTCCGTCTCTGGATTCACTCGAAATTAGAGCATCGTCACCATCGCTCCAGTCGTCGTATACTAACTCCCATGGCCCCAGGGTTGCGGCCAACGCGACCGCTTTGAGTTTACTGAACTTATCCATTGCGGCGCTCCTCATCCCACTTAACCATGTATTCTTCAATGTCAGACCATGCTTCACCCGCACCAGCCAGGCCATCGATAACGTTTTGCCTTTCGGTATGACGCTCTTTTTTCTCAAGTTCGGCGATGCGCTGTAGCAGGGCGGAGACGTACTCTTGCGAGTAGAGTGGCTCCTCGTTAATACCCATGCCTTCCGTCCACATGCAGGCCATGTCATTTACAAACGCCAGTTCCTCCCGGTCAGTCCACGCCACCGGCTTGCTCAGTTCGCTCAGCTTAACCATGCTTCACCTCCGCATAATGATTACGCTCTGTGCGTCGTGCCTTTTCTTCCGTTGTTACCGTCAGAGATTTGGCCGGGACGCCACGATAGGCACTGCCAAAATGCTTAACCACTACGGAACCGTTATGAAAGGCGATAACCTCACAACCTCGCTTGCCCCATTTCGTTGTGTGGATGCAGAATTCGCCCACAGTCAGTTCGCCCAGCTTATTGTCCAATTTATTCACCCCCCTCGTAACAAAGCTTCATCAGGCGATAGAAGCGTTTGTAATCGTCCACAAGGGACATTGCAGCCCATTCATGCCAACGTGCTGCCACCACGGCCCACTCCTTACCATGCTGTGACATGTCACTAATTTTACTTTCCAGCTCCGGTACCGCTTCGATCAAACGCAGGCAGCGCCCAAAATCTGCCGGATCGCGAGGGTAGGCATATTTGGCTTCGAACATGCCGGTCAGCTTGGACGCCATGTAGAGGCTGCTCAGCCCCGTGTCATCGCTGGCAAGCCAAGCGGTCAGCCCCATGCCTTCTGACGCCTTCACGATGGGGTTGGCGAACTCCTGACAGATGTTAGTCGCCGCTTGGATGATCGCGTTAAAGTAGCGAGTCTCTGCACCTGTGCCAGGGTATTGGCGGTCAATTTCTTTGGTGATAGCCGCAATAAGGCTTATTTGGTTGATTTGGATGCTCATCGTTTTATCTCTACATCAGTGGAAATGGCCTGCACTACTGGCCTACCTACAATCTGTATATCCGACTGCCCTTGGAATAATCTACCCAAGCGACCGCAAGCCTGTTCCAACGCCTGCCGGTATACCTGGTCAATTTTGCACTCAGGCCCCCAAGAGCCTAGGTTTGTCAGCTCAAGAGTGAGCGTGACCTTTGCGCCGGTTTTTGTTCTGACGATTGGCTTAGCCATTGGTGGCCTCCTTGCTATGCACTTCAGCCGTATTACATCCAATCAGCCAAACACCCTCACGCTCTTCGATTAGAGAGCGAATCAAGTGCGCGGCGCTTACGATGCTCTCTTTGATAGTGGCGAGGTCACGATTGCGATCAGCAGTTTTCATCTTTTCACCAGCGATAGCTGCCGAGATATGGGCCGATACCAGCCCATCCAGCAATTCACGGATTTCCAAGCTGTTAAAGTCGCCCGGATATTCGATCTGATGCTTCGGTTCGTTTGCCATCAAGCTTGCTCCTTCAGTGCTTTCACCATCTGATACATCGCTTCTGGCGGCACAGCGTTGCCGCCCATGTGTACGGTCAGCTTGTGCGATGTCGGGCTGATGTAGTCGGCAGGGAACGACATGGCCAGCATGTTCTCTTCCTTTGTGATCATTCGCATGCGGTCACCGTCAACAACTGCCCAGCGGTCGCGCGTAGTGATAGTGCCGATAGGACGATTCAGAGATCGGCCTGACTTGCTGTTGCCGTAGTAAGCCATTAGGAACCGGTCGCCGAATTGGGCGCGGCCATTTGCTACCCGGTCGAGTGTTGCTGCTGCGCGGCGTGGCTTGTTGACCAATGACCAGCGGCCAGCTTCGAAATCGATGAACGACTCAGCCGGGACGTGGGGTAGTTTTGGCAGCTTCAACATCAGCGGGTTCTTGCTGCGGGTACAGACGATGAACACGCGAACGCGGTTTTGAGGTACACCCAAATCGGCACAGTCCACAACGTGCGCTGCCAGAGAATAGCCGAGAGCCTGCATCGCATGCTCCCATGCAGGGAACAGTGACCACTTCAGAAACTCAGGAACGTTTTCAACGATTATCTGCTCCGGCTTCAACACTTCAGCCGCTGCTGGTACTGCCCATGCAGTAGAGCGGCTCGCATCATGCTGTGGATTGCCATTGGCTTTGCCGCGTGCCTTGCTGTGGCCTTGGCAGCACGGAGAGGCGAGCAAGAGGTCATGTTTAGGGACAAGTGCCCAATTCGCCTGATGCAAGTCCTGGCATGCATGAATGGCGTTGGGATGGTTCAGTGCATGGACGTCAACAGCTTCCTGCCAGTGATTCGCTGCCCAGATAATTTCCACACCAGCTTTTGTCGCACCAGTTGATGACCCGCCAAGGCCAGCAAATAAGTCGATCCCTTTCATGGCTGAACCCCCATCCGTTTGAACTGAATAACCCAGACCCAAGGATTGGTGTTCCAGCTTTCCTCCCCGTAGATAGATGTCCAGAGCCAAGAAAAAACCTCTCGTGCATCATGGCTCGCACCACCGAAATACTGATCACCCTGGCTGATGCAGTAGCGGCCACTGGCGGGTAACTGAACAAGCCCCTCGCGTGCGGCATCGTTTGGGCTGATATCATTCAGGCGTTCAACACGTATAGCGGTGATTTCCAGCAGAATGCGGCAAGCCCAGCGCGGCATGTGAATTGATGGACGCCAGCCTTGCCGAAGTTCATCGTCAGCATCAGTGAATTCTGGGCATGGGCCCCCATCAGCGCGGTATACGCAATTTTCTACCTTCTGGTATGGCGTTGGATCTTTGAACATGGCGTAGGCATCATCGTAATCAACCAGAGGTCCCTGCCAGGTCTCCCGTACCCACAACCGCTCACCAATGCGACCAAATGGAACATTTGAAAGATTCCCAGCGCGGATTTCGCCTGCCAGTTCGTTGCCGGCCAGCTCACAGCCCATGTTCTTATCGAAAAATGGGAATTTAACCGGTCGCCGCGTCTGCGTTTTGCGTCCGTCGAGAATGGCGCGAACCATTTCTCCGTTGAATATAATAGGGCGCTCTTTCATCTGGCCTCCTGCGGCTTTTCGTCACCTTCAAACTTTGTTCCACAGAGTGGGCAATAGCTCATTACGCAAAGGTGATCTGCTTTGGTTTGACGGACCTCAAGCTCTCCGTCGTTGCGTTTGCGGTAATAGCGGAATTTAAAATTCATCGCTACCGGTGAATGGTCTCCACCGTTAAAGTTCCAGAGAAAGTGCTCAAAACCAGATTCGGCAATATCACCAAGTTTGTCGCCAACCTTTTCAGTGATACGTTCTTTAAACAGTGCGGCAGTTTTATCGAAGCAATTGCAGGCCATATTATTTACTCCCCTGTTCTTCATCATCGAATACTTGGGGATGCTGCTGCCGGTACTCGTTGAGAATGGTGTTTATTTCCACTCGGGTACCAGGAGAGAGCAGCAGAACGTCACCTTCTTCTCTGGTCATGTTGGCTGAGTCGTAGAGTAGTTCGCAGAGCCTGCGAGCTCGGGTAGCGCTGAATTGCGGGATTGCAGTTGATTTTGTGGCTTTTTTCTTGCCTTTCTCCTTGGCTTTATCAGCGTCTTTTTTCAGGATGTCACCGGCTTTTTCACCGTGCTTTTTGATGCGCTCTACCGCAAGGGGAACGTCAACCATTCCCTCTTCGACTAACTGATGGACGTCATGATTGGCGGATAGCAGTATCAGGGCGTTATCTACTTTGTAGCGGGGGATGTGTAAGGCTTCGGCTGTTTTATCTGCCGATAAATTCAGGTTCTGTAAATCCTTAACCAGCAAAGCTTCTTCATAATCAGTTAGTGGCAATTGATTGTTACTGGTTTTAATACGAGCAATCCGGTCAACATCATTCCCTTCGAATGGCTCAATCTTAATCCACTCAACGGGTTTGCCTGCTTCATCGCGTAGCCGGTGATCTATCAGGTTTCTGCGATGTCCCTCAACTATCCAGACACCGCCCTCATCACGCGGAATGACTTCAAGGTTGGGAACCTTTCCGCCTTTCAGTCTGTATTGATAGAGCCTCTCATTGGCCTCACGATAACGCTCACTATCAACGCGTCGATTAAAGTCCGGTTTAATATGAATGTCGTCAAGGCGAATTAATAAAGAAGTCTTCCCACGCTTAATGATTTTTTCATCAATCATTTTATTAAATGAATTAGCCATCGGTTATTCGACCTCTCCGTGAATGTTGCAGATGGTGTGGTGTTGTAGGTTTTTACTGGTGGGGTGGGTTATTGCATATTTGAGAATGAAATTAGCGCCATTGCCGTAGCCTTCCCATTCTGCCCGCGCATAGATGATTTGCCCCTGAACTTCTTTTCCCTTGTGGTCGGTGTAGTTAACGAAGGTTCCAATATGTAGGGTTGGTGCGCATGCATTCGGAGCCAGGGGGGATTTTATTATTTCCACACCACCCCCAGAGCCAGAATGCCGATAAGAAAAATGGTGGAGTAAAACACGGTTTCACCCCGAGTAGGCTTGTTGTGCCCGTAACTGGTAACGTCTGTACCGGTAAGGCGGTGTATATGACCCGCACGACGGTTGAATTTAGTAACTGACATATCCGCTCCGTTTAAAGGTTCGTCCTTTGGGTTTAGGCTGGTGCATCCTGCGGGCGGGAATATTGCGCGAGAGTTGATAACGGTGGATGCATTGACCGTCAATGCAAACCAACAAATCTTCAGGCTTGCCAGCTGTCTGGAATCTCTTTTTTAAGAGGTCACTGCGCAGGCGTAAATTTCCACAGACCTGGCATTGCGTGGCATCAAGTTGCTCAGTGGCACTGGCAACAACCACTGCAACCTCATGTTCGCGGCAACAGCCACCGGCATCGGTGTAATTAACCCAACCGCCTCGACAGTGGTTGAGGGTAATAATCTGGTTATTAAAGCTCAGGCGTGCGCCTGCCGGCAGTGAGGCTAAGCGCTCACCGCTAATGCGGGGGATAACTTGCATGGAATGTCCTCTCGGAAAGTGAAAATCACATGGATAAGGACGCTGCCTTGTTGGGATCCGCGCTCGCTTTCGCTACGGTTCCGGCACATCCGGAGCGGGGGCAACGCCCTTATTGATGGGAAAAAAAGAGGCCGAACGAGGTCGGCCAAAGACTACACACAGCAATGTTGATTCATCCGGCTGTGGCCTGTGTTCACATTGGCAACGCCCCCGAAGCCATGTGCAAGCCACATGCGGATGAATGCCGGTTACGGTTCCGGCGTCAGTCGACCCACATCAAATGACGTGTAATCGTGACCGTACCCTGGTGTTGGGGATTTCTTTAGCTGCGATGAATGCTGTTTGCCCAGTCTGGTGAGGTTCGTTTTTCCATCGCAGCCGCTTTTTGTCCTTGGTAATAACCGCGTTTAATCCAGCGCCAGGCCTTTTTCATCAGCCGGCTATCGGCGCGTATTACTTCTGGGTAACCGCCGTACATAAGCAGTTTCGGCTTTTCGCCAGCATCGCCTTGTTCATAGCCAATTTCGATGATGTTTTCCCGGTAATAAGCCATCCAGGCTTCGCAATTGCACCGGGGACAGGGAATATCCCCGCCGCTGGTCAACATTCCGTCTTCGTATGCGTCTGCATCCCACAGAAAACCATCGCAACAAATGCTATCCGGGTAATGCGCACCAAATTCATAACCTTGGTATCCACAGCTCATTTTGTAGGCCTCTGGTCAGCGCCCTGTTGGGCGCGGCGGGTTAATCAGTTATCGAACCAGAAAACGATTCGGTGGTTGTCGCCATCGATACCGTCGAATAAGGCGATAATCTCTTCCATGCTGCTGCCGATAATGAAGTCGGCGGGCACGTCGATTTGGAACTCTTCGTAGTTATCGAGTCCAGCCCATTGGCAATAAGGGTAAAGCTGATTCCAATCAGGCTTGCCTGAGTCGATAGACGCACGCAGTGTTGAAAGCTGGTTGCGGTCCATCATGCCGCTGACCTTAATAGTCGCGACCTTCATTAACTCCCGTATATCCTTCAATTCGTGCAGGTACAGATAACTGTGTGAGTGGCCGTCGCTGTCCCAGCGCTCACTATTAGCTTCAACCTCTTTGCAGGCGTTAAACGGTAAACCGCGAGGTTCAAACGAGAAGTGATAGCTAGCTCTGACTCCCTTACTCAGTAAGCCGAAAAGTTTATAGTTTCGGTCGGTAAATCGCCTTTCCCATGGTACTTCGGCGTATGTATCGCCTTCGCTGTTATCGTATTCATCCCAAACGTCAGCGGTCATCCACTGGCCGTCAACCTGCTTCTCTCTGTACAAATGGATATCGCATCCCATAGCGTTACTCCTCAGTGGTTTTATGCCTACCGCCCCAAACCGGCAACGGCAGGGTAAATCCACTTATCACGCTCCGATCTCGCATTCCGATTTAAACGGGTTAACTGAGACATCCAGCGGGCCACTGGATTGTGGTTTGTGACTGCCCATTCCTTATTGTTAAAGAGCGAACCCGGTGTTCTGGGGTGACGTTGTTGCTGTCTATGGGATGCATTATTACCGTGAGTGTTAATTTGGTCAACACCGATAGTGATAATAATTTATCATCAACGGTGATATGTTTGATTTTTAAGTGAATTTAATTTTTAGGAGGGGAGTGGCCGATGGGGTGGTGATAATTAAGGCGTAAAAAAACCCGACATAGGCCGGGTTATGGTGGAAGTCGATGATCAACGCAGCAGGTTGTTACCGCGTTTCGATAGCATTTCTTCAAAAATGGCATCGTAGTGCGCTTTGACTTTTCGCATTTCAGCAATGAAGCGCTCGGCATCTTCTGAGGGGATGCCGTCAAGGAGCTCCAATACTTCTTGCTGTGTGTCTGTTAGGGCTACAAGTCCATTGTCACCAGCCTTTAACGCCTGTGCCATTGTGGAAATTTCATGGGCTATTGATGGGCTAAAGTCTTCGACATTCACTTTTAACGCTTTTGCTAAGGCCGCTGCGTTTGCTGCGGTCAGTTTATTGATGCCGTTTAGAAGCTGGTTTATCGCGCTTTGTCCAACACCCAATTCATGGGCAAGCGACTCCTGGGATATTCCATGGGAGCGCTTTTTGCTTTCAAAAATAGCCTTAAGCCTTTGGGCATCAGCTGTCTGTTCTGGTGTAAGTGGTTTCTTGCTCATCATCGAATTTTATCACCGTAAGGAATAACCACCAATTACCAGTGGTGTTGACATTTAAATTACTAATGGTAATACTTGTTATTGACGTTAAACGGGAGAGCTATATGGAGCGATTACCTTTACCCGCCTATGTACAGATGCACGGGCAGGGCAAAACAGCAGAAGAACTTGGCGTTTATCAGAGCGCCATCAGCAAGGCATTAAAGAAAAAAAGAAACATCACTGTTTGGGTCGATGAAGACGGGAAAGTTAAGGCTGAAGAATTACGGCCATTTCCTAGCCCTGACTCCAAACGAACCAATGAAACCGAATAGGGAAAATTATTACAGATGCATGACGCAACCACGCGCAAGAAAGCGCGGGATATCGAAAGTGAAATCATGGGCCGCATTGCAGTACGCGGTGCAAACAAAGTGGCGGCAAAGATTGGCATTGATGAATCGCGGATCAGCCACTGGAAAAAACCAGGTGGATTGGTTGAGCGAGCGAGTTTGTTACTTGCGGCAATCGACTACCAAAAGCCTGAAGGCATGGTGTTGTTCAGCGGTGACGAGACTGCCGATTTGGCCCGAGGGTTGATCGCCATGTTGGAGCATATCAGGGAGCCGGAGAAACGTTAATTGAGGGGGTAATTATGCGCACATTGCAGGAGCGTCTGCGTACTGTTTTGCAGCGAAACACCTCGGCAGTGAGCCAAGGTGCGGGTCCACGTATTCCGATGATCGGTGAGCGTTTCCGTGATGAGCGCGGGCGCATGATTACTGTGACGGCTTCCAGCTATCTGGAGGTCACCTTTAGGCGTGATGAATACCCTGAGCCTTGTGTGGTGCCGCTTTGGCAGTTTGATAAGCAGTTTAAGAGAGTGGCTGTATGAGCATTGATGCGATGAACTGGGCCAAGAAGATAAAGACAGGCAAGTCATCGGCAAAATCCGTTCTGACGTGGCTGGCGGATATGTGCGGCCCCGATCATTGTGCATTTCCGTCTATTGGCGCATTGGCTGATGCGACGGAGTTGGACAAGAAGACGGTTCAGTCGAGTTTGCAACATCTCATTGCCGTTGGCCTGATTGAGGACACAGGTGATCGCCGTGGGCGAACGAATCAGATACCGGTGTATCGCCTTGTTGGTATTGAGGAAAGTGTTGCCGATGTTGAACACACCCAAAAACGGGAACATTACCAAAAACGGGATCGTTTGAAAAAGCCGGTAAACAACCCCAAAAACGGGATCGCTTCGAACGTACCCGAAAACGGGAATGTTACCGAAAACGGGATCGTTAAAGATAAGGCACCCGAAAACGGTGTTGTTACCGATGGCGAAACGATCCCGGTTTTGGAAGATAACGATCCCGAAAACGGGATCCGGAATCTTTCAGGAATCTTAAAACCAAAAAATAAACCCCCCATAGCCCCCCAGACCGAACAACCTCCGGCTGACCCTGCCAGCTTGGCGGGGGAGGTATTGGATTTTCTGAATTCAAAAATCAACGGCAGAACGCCGAAGCGTGCCGACACCCTGCGAGAAATCACTGAACGACTGGACGAAGGCAACAGCTTTGACGATCTGACGCTGGTGGCAGAACACCGTGTAAGCCTGCTGCTGAGCAATCCGGGAATGGGCCACATGCTTAGCGCCAAGATGATTTTCGACCCAGCCCGATTTGCTGGGTACCTGGCGGCAGCGAAAACATGGGATGCCCAGCGAGCCAAAAAAACGGCAATGGCGGCAGCGGTAGAGCAGCAGCGCCAGGATCCTCCAGCGGGCGACGTACCGGAAATTAATTTTGATGATGCTTTCGACCGTCTGCTGGTGGAGGGGTTACCACCTGAGAGTCCAGCGGAGAAATTAGCGTTGCAGCACGTTCAGAAATACGGGTTCGGCTCGAAGGACGAAGAAGCGGCCCGCCGTGAGTGGCGCGTCATTCTGACTCGTTCGTACGCCAAGACGAGAGGGATTGAGGCATGACAGACCAGACAGAAACCCCCGACAACAGCGATAACGTACTGTCGTTCACAAAACGCTTTGACGAGAACGCTGATATTCGCGAAATGCGCAATTTCGTTGAGGCTGAGCCGACCAAGGTCAACCGCTGCACACACAACAAAATTCTGGTGGATTCACACCATCGCCAGCTGACATGCCGCCAATGCGGCGCTGTTGTCGATGCATTCGATTGGATTCACTCCGTCACAAGGAAAGAGACGAAAGTCGACTGGGAGTTGCAGGGGCTGCGTCGTGAAATCACCGATCACCGCCAGGGGCTGGAGAAGCTGAAGCGGGAAGAGGTGAACTGCAAGGCCCGGATCAAAAACGCCAGCTTCAAATTGAACGACATCCGCACTGAAACTGATAAGGCAGAGAAAGAGCTTAAATTCCTGACTGACCGATTGGAACAGGTGCGCGGGCTACGAGGGGGTAAGGCATGAACAACATCCCCAAGGCCCGTTATTGCAAGATCTGCGAGACCCGATTCAAGCCTGAGACAATTTTTCAGTGGTGGTGCTGTGAAGACCACAAAGCTGATTACGCCGTAATGATGGTGGGCAAGCAGCGTGAACAGCGGGCCAAAGCGCAGCAACGCAAACGGGAAGAAGCACAGAAGGCTGACCGGAAGCAGCTTAGAGCCCGCAAACAAGCTCTGAAGACCAAGCCCAAGTGGAAAGCAGAGGCGCAAGCCGTGTTCAATCGCTACGTTCGCCTCAGAGACGCCGGTAAGCCTTGCATCAGTTGCGGCGCAACCCCAGCACAGAAGTTTGGCGGAACGATGGACTGTGGGCATTACAGGACGCGTGGCAGTGCTGCACATCTGGCATTCAACCTACACAACACAGCAGCGCAATGTGTCCGCTGTAATCGTGACCAGGCAGGGGCGCAGAAAGCATTTGAGCAGGGACTGATTGCCCGGATAGGGCCAGAGAAGGTTGAGGCGATAAATAACGACAATCGCACGCGGACGTTCACGAAAGAGTATTACCAGCGCATTAAATCCATATTCACTCGCAAGGCTCGCAGGCTGGAAAAACGCCGGGCTAATCAACTTGAGGTGGCGGCATGACCGATTTAACGCTGAAACAGGGGGAAGTCTTGAGTTTCATCAAGCAGTTTATTGCTGATAACGGTTGCCCACCGACCAGGGTAGAAATAGCCGATGGTTTTGGTTGGAGCTCCCCCAACGCAGCGGAGATTCATCTGCGGGGCTTATGTACTAAGGGAGCGATAAAAATCAAGCCAGGGATATCGCGAGGTATACGAGTCCAGGAGTGTGGAAAAGAGGTCACAATCACTCGGGCGCAATACCGTCAAGTGTGCGATGCGCTAATTAACGCCACCAATTTGAACCAGCAGCTTTTGCTGCTTTCCACTGCCGATGAGCGTTCAAAAACAATCCATCATCAGGCCTTCAAGCTATTACAAATAATTCGCCAGCAACTGTCAGAAGCCGTGGGAGAAGACGCATGAGACTTGAATCGATCGCAAAATATTTTTCACCTAAGTCACCTATGTTGAATGATTCAACCCCTGCGACAGCTTCGGACTCATTGACGATCAGCGATGTGATGGGGGCGCTGGGCATGTGCCAGGCACAGGCAGAGTTCGGTCTGTCTGCGTTCTTGGGAAAAATAGGCATCAGCGAAACGGACAAGGTGAAGGCGGTAGTGCTGCTGGCAAAGCATGGCATGGCACACTGTGACAAGGTCGCAGCCATTCGGAAGCTGCCGACAGAGATAAAGGCCAGGGTGGTACTTACGCTGTCGGTGTTTGCGTATATGGATTACTGCCGTAGCGCAGCCAGTGAGGTTTCGTGTGACGCGTGTAACGATGGCTTCATTGAAGCTGAGGTGTTCACGAACAAAGTTCACACGCCATTCCCAGCCAAAGAAATCGTTAAAACTTCTCTACAGTGGGGGGTGAAAGGATTTAGACCGTCCGAGTATGAAGTGCATCGTGAATTGAGAGAAAGGGTTAGGGTGCTTTGCCCGAAATGTAACGGCAAGCGCGTAATAAAGACGGCATGCAATGACTGTTGCGGTCGCTGTGAGGCCATTGATAGAAAAGAGTCAGAACGGCAGGGCGTACCCGTGAAGAAGCCGTGCAAGCGCTGCTCTGGTCGAGGGTATGAGCGTATTCCATCAACTGATGCTTTCAGGGCAATAGGCGGCATTACCGAAAGTATATCGTTGGATACCTGGAAGAAATCTGTGAAACCGTTCTATGACGAATTGATAACCCATTTGGAAGTGGAAGAGTCGAAAGCTGATGCAGCGCTAAGGGTGACCACTGAATAGTATGCAAAAAAATAGTGAGCAATTTTATCGTAAGCTATTTACTTTTCCCGAAACTGTGGTAGTTTTCATCTAACGATGGGTGTTGTGTGCCTGACGTTGATTGGCCCGCCTCTGTGCGGGCTTTGTTATTTCTGAAGGATTGAACAATGAGGCTGAGGCGGCTTTCTATAGGGTGCGAAAACATAAAAAAATTTATGCCCTTTAAACGAAACAGAAAGCCACCTAAAAGGCGCATTTCTTGTCAGTAGGGTGGTATGCCTTAATATTACCCTTTTATGACTGTGAGTATGGCGCTCTACAAGACGAGATAAATAATCTAGAAGTTGAAGAGGTGACGGCTAGGCGTTACACTGTTTGTTAAACAACCGTAGTTGTATGAATAGCCGAAGCCTAAAACGCTTCGGCCTTCTTATCAGAAGTACTCCGGCAATGTTGGAGGACATTATGAACAGACAAACAGCGAACACGAGAATGCCATTAAATATCCCTGAGGCTGGTTTCAACGCCAAGCTTAACGTCACAGGCAACAACATCGAGCACACGACCGCTTTCATGCAGAAAGGCGTTGTGGACTTCTCGCTGCCTGGCTATACGACGCCTCACGGTTATCGTCTCGTAAAGGCGCGTACTGAAGACCATTATCGGTTGGTTACTGATTCTCAGGATCCGGTCACTGTTTACGCAGTTCGTTTAGAGTTCATGGACAACATCGTGCCCGGTAGGAAAAGCTGCACACAGATTATGGTTTGGCGGAGTGTTCAGCCGCAGTACAATTCAGCTGTGTCAGGGTTGCCAAGAATGTTCTTCCAATACTTCTTGGAAAGTCATTCTATCGTTGTGTCCGACAGTGAGCAGACGAGCGATGGCCGTCGATTCTGGGAAGGCATGATTGCATGGGCGATTCAGGCCGATGGCTACCATGTTTATGTGTCAGATGGCACTGAAGAAGATCGCCCTCTGACCTTCATGACCTCGTGGGATGATTTCTACGGAACCTGGACTGATTTTTGTTGGGGTGATGACCGTGAATGTCATTCGCATCGGCTGTTGGTAATCAGCAAAGATCAGCTTCACTAGCCGTTAACTTTACCCGATTAGAGCCCTGGCCTTAAATGCTGGGGCTTTTTGCTTTCTGGTAGATGATATGTAAAGAAATATCAATGGGTCTTGTGTGGTTATCCTTGCTGCATTAGTATTCGCGCCTCGGCCCTTTAGCTCAGTTGGTTAGAGCGCGCGACTCATAATCGCTCGGTCGCTGGTTCAAGTCCAGCAAGGGCCACCAACCGCCATTAGCTCAGCAGGAAGAGCAACGACCATTATGTTGTAGGTACGGGGTTCGAGGCCTCGATGGCGGACCAAAGCGGTCATCGTATAATGGCTATTACCTCAGCCTTCCAAGCTGATGATGCGGGTTCGATTCCCGCTGACCGCTCCAAATACAGCAGAAGGGCGCATTTAGTTTTGATACGCACTATCGATCCCTACCCTGGGTTATCTGAGTGCGCCCCTCGGTGTGAAGTGACAGTCGGGAAAGACCGGCAACCATTCGAACCCTGGCATTAGCCGGGGTTTTTCTATTTTAGGGCTGCGCAGATGCGTGGCCTTTTTTATGTCTTACGCCCGGCGTTCGCTGAGCGAACAAAGGAGCAAGAAGATGGTTGAGCCTGCTGGTACTACTGGGGCAGCGACTACAGCATTAACCGGTGTGACCGTCGTAGGGCTGTTATCGGGTGTTGATTCCGGTGTGTTGATTGGCGCATTCGCTGGGGCTGTTATTTTCGTTATGTCGGCCAGCGAATTTTCGTGGTTAAAAAAGGTTGCGTTGTTTGTGGCTTCCTTGCTGGTGGGGGTCCTTGCTGCCCCATTTGCTGCAGCGATTATCACGTGGGCAACGCCAGCAGGAATTGAAGCGCATGAGCCGGTGGGGGCGTTAGTGGCTTCTGCTATCGCTGTCCGGCTTCTGATGTCAGTCAGCCAAAACCCTACAGGGTTCTTCGACCGATTTCGGCGAGGGGGGAGCGATGCTAAATGATTACCTCTTAATCGTTAATGCCATCACCTGCGCGGTGATAGCTGCCCGTATGATGCTATATCGCCGAAACGGGGCGACTCACCGACCCTTGGCTGCATTTTGTGCCTGGTTGCTGATTGTGGCCAGTGCTTCAGTGACCATTCGTATTCTGACAGGCGACTATCACTATTCGAACTGGTCGGAGACATTGATCAACATGGCGTTCTGCGTTGCAGTGATTGCATCGCGTGGCAATGTCATGACCCTGGCTAAACCCTTTCAACGGTAAATCTCATGACCTATAAATTCAGCCAACGCAGCGAGAAAAATCTCGCTGGCGTCAATTCTGCATTGGTGGCCGTTACCCGCCGCGCACTCGAACTGTCACCGGTTGACTTCGGGATCACTGAAGGGCTTCGCAGTCGGGAGCGACAAAAGCAAATGGTTGCTGCCGGTGCCAGCCAGACGATGAATAGCCGCCATTTAACCGGGCATGCGGTAGATGTCGTGGCCTATCTGGGTAGCAATATCAGTTGGGAATGGAAGTACTACGAGCAGATCGCCACAGCGTTTAAGCAAGCAGGTAAAGAGCTGGGGACGGCGATTGAGTGGGGCGGTGATTGGAAGACCCTGAAAGATGGCCCGCATTTTCAGCTCACGTTTCGGGATTATCCGGCATGAGCGGCTGGCTATCAAAACTGGCAAACGGAGGATTACTGCTCCTGCTGGTGGTATCCATCTGCCTGGGTGGATATAGCTCGTTGTTGTCACATCGACTGGAGCTGGCACGTCAGCAATTGGTAGAACAGCAAAAGACATTGGCGCAGCAAGCAGGGGTAATCGCCACACTGCAATCCCAGGATGCGCAGAACCGTGCACTGATGGCGGCACAGCAACAGCAGGAACAGCAGTTGCGCCAGCAGAGCGATATCTACCAGAGGAAATACCGTGAAGCGATTAAGAATGACGCCTGTGCTGCTAAGCGCATGCCTGATGCTGTTCTTGAGCTCCTGCGCGGAACGGATACCACAGCCGCCGGCACCGATCGTCCTGTTACCCCCTGAATCAGTATTTAAGCCATGCGAATACCCAACGTTGCACGGTGAAACATGGGGTGATGTTGGCAGCTATTCACTGGCACTAAAAACAGCTTTATCAATATGCTCCGGGCAAGTGGCGACTCTTATTCAGTGGCGAGAAGCAACTAAGGGGAATAGGTGAGCAAATGTCATTCGATAAACCACATATCAAGTTCGATTCATTGATCGGGATGTTTTACTGCGAGTGCGTTAAAGAGATTCCCGGTGAAAGGTGCTGGCTTGTTGGAAGTGGTAGAACCCCAGTCGAAGCATTTAGAGAGTGGCAACAGTCTACGGAAACTTTTGTACGCAACAACGGCACATTCTAAATAACATGACACCTTTGACAATGGTTTGTATTGCCAGTGGCCCGTCATTGACGCGCTCAGATTGCCTACTGGCTGTTAAATCTGGATATCCCTTAATTGCGGTGAATAGCAGCTGGCGTTTGGTTCCAGAGTGCCGCTATTTGTTTGCTGCTGACTTTGCCTGGTGGGATAAGTACCACGGCCTGCTGGATATACCAGCTGAGAGGTGGACAGCCAGTCCAAGAGCTCAAACCCACTACGGACTGAATCTGTTTGCGCCTGGTGATGCCGGTTCGTTTAATTCAGGGCAACGAGCGATACAGCTTGCTGAATACCTCGGTGCTCGGCGGGTCATCCTGTTGGGGTATGACTGCTCACTGGATAACGGCCTACATTGGCATGGTGATCACCCTGACAAAATGCATAACCCCACACATCAAGAAGTCGAGCGATGGCATCGTGAGTTTTCAGCATTGGATAAAAATCTCCCCGACGTGGAAATAATCAATTGCTCCCGGCACACCGCTTTAACTTGTTTCCCTAAAAACACACCTGAGAATTTATTTCATGCCTGAAAAACTCTATTTCGATGGTATGCACGGCATCGGCGATAACATCAATCAGCGTTGTTTTATTAAGGCGTTGGTGAATAAAGGTCACGAAGTCTGGTTAAAAACACCGTTACCAGAAATATATGCCGATATCGATAATTTGCATTTTGTCCGAACCAATACGCCATTACGCACCCAGCGTAAAAACGAACAGGCCAGCACCGTCACATTCGAACGTGAACCGCCAGGTGTTCCGTGCAAGCGCATTTTTTATGGGAATGGTCATTTTCAGGCTGGCAGCATATTTGATGCTATGGAACAGCAATTCGGCATCAAGCCGGCGGAAATGGATCTCCCACATTTCCCTGCGCCAGCAATTCCCCTACCCAACGGTAAGCCGATAGCGCTCATCAGGCCAACAACAGAGCGCACGGAGTGGCATAACGCTAGCCGTGGTCCTCTCAACGAGTACGTCGACGCGGTAGCAAAGATGCTGGCTTTACGTGGGTTCCATGTAATCAGCATTGCGGACAATGCGACGGGTCTGGAGTGGATCCCGGACTGCGAACCGTTTGCACATAGAAAACTGCACAACGGTGAACTGACGATAACCCAGATGCTGGCGCTGGTGGAAAGGGCTGACATTGTTCTGACCGGCGCTTGCGTCATCTCTCATGCAGCATTGGCTTATCAGAAACCGATGATCTGTCTGCAAGGCGGCAATGGTGGCAATAACCACCACAGCAAGATAACAGACGGCCGGTGCATGGATTTGTCGAAAGCGCTTTTTGTCTATCCGGACAACTATTGCCGCTGTCAGGAAATGAAGCATGGTTGCGATAAGACGATAAGCAACCTGCCCGATTTGGTGCGGTCGTTCATCAATAATGTTTGGTTTGAGGCAAGGAAACGGATAGCGGCATGAAAACCTTCGAAGAAGAAATGAAAACCGGTCTTGTGTGGTTACCGGAGCTGGGGATTGGTCGTTTTCCTGTGCCAGAGCAGCGACCTTACGACGAAAACTATTTCTCCCGTTATCAACAATTGGCTGATACGTCAATGGGGCGTGAATTGACCGCGTCACGTATTCGATTGGTAGAGCGCTATTGCCGGGGTGTTAGCGTGCTTGATGTTGGTATTGGTAGCGGCCAATTTGTAGAGACGAGGCCTGAAGCGAAGGGCTTTGATGTCAATCCTGCCGGGATTAAGTGGTTGAAGGAGCGCGGACTATGGGCTGACCTCTATGCGAAGCGTCATGCAGCGCTGACGTTCTGGGACAGCCTTGAACACATTGATAGGCCAGACGTAGCTATTGCTCAAGCGAAGCAGTGGGTGTTTGTTTCTGTACCGATTTTTTGCAGTGCTGAACACATCTTACGTTCTCGCCATTTCAGGCGTGACGAGCATATCTGGTATTGGACGCACGACGGGCTGATTGATTGGTTCCGGCAGCAGGGGTTCCGCTTGGCTGAACACAACATGATTGAAAGCGATCTTGGTCGGGACGGTATAGGCAGTTACGCGTTTTACCGCAAGGAGTAGACAAGAGGTAGTCCGCGATGGATATGGAGGCACTGAAACGCGATTACTGTGCCGGCGAAATCTCCATCGAGAAGGTGGCAATAAAGCACGGCATAGCCAAATCCACACTGGTGGACATGGCGCGAAAGAACGGTTGGGTGCGTCAAAAAAAACCGACCAAATCTCCGTCCAAAACTTCCGTCCAAAATAAAAACGGTCGGACGGTCGGTCGGAAAAATGGACGGACGGAAAAACGGTCTGAAACCCCCTCTGAGAGCAACGATACCGAGCTATCCATTGACCCTGACGAATATGGCTTAACACGGCAGCAGGCCTGGTTTGCGTACTGGTTCGTTAAAACCAGATGCAGGGTTGAGGCGTACAGGCTGGCTGAATTCGAAGGTGAAGGAAATACGGCGTACGTGGGGGCCAGTCGGCTGTACAGAAAGGATAAGGTTCAACGCGCTATTCGTGACCTCGAAAAGAAAGTTGCGAAACGCTACCAGGTTGAATTCGACGACCTCATCGATCAGCTTGTTGCCATCATCAATGCTGACCCGAATGCACTAGCTCAGTACCGCCGAGTTAACTGCCGACATTGTTGGGGCGAAGGCTACAAATACCAGTGGCGCGATCTGGATGAGCAATTGAAGTCTGAGGAAAAAACTGAGGCTGATGATAAGCCTCCTCCCGACTTTTCTGGTGGTATCGGCTTTGTTGAGAATATGGACCCTAACCCTGATTGCCCCCGCTGCAATGGTGAGGGTATTGGGGAAACCTTCTTTGCTGATACCCGCGATCTGGGTGGTGCTGAGCGTCAATTATTTGCTGGTGTGAAAGAAAGTAAATTCGGCATAGAGATATTGGCCGAAGATAAAAAGGCTGCGCGGGCGCAATTGTTGCAACTGCTGACCCACCGTCGCAGTGAACAGCTTCAGTCACTGGAAATAGAGCGCGTACGCCTAAGCAATCAAAAAATTCAGGCAGAAATAGAGCTCCTCAAAAAAGGGGGGGGAGGATCAGGCGATATGGTGATTATTCACAACGCGCTGAAAGTGCCTGGGTCTGAACCGCAGGACGTGCAGGAAGATGAATGATGAAGGAAATATTCATTCCAGAACTGCACGTCGAGCAATTGAAAGTTTGGACGGAGGGGAGCGAGTACAGATATAACGCTGTTCGCTGTGGTCGCCGTTGGGGCAAAACAGTCATGCTGGTTGATATTGCGATCAGCTATGTGACGAATAAATTCCTGATACCTGGCACCAAGAAATCGATAGCGGGCCGTGTCGGTATTTTCACTGCTCAGTATCGGCAGTATCAGGAAATCTTTGATGAGCTGATCGCTTACCTCGGGCCGCTCATCAAAACGCAGTCCCGCAGTGAAAAACGTATCCTGCTCAAAAACGGCGGCAAGATAGATTTTTGGGTAACGGACGATAACAAACTTGCCGGGCGCGGTCGTAAGTACCACGCCGTGCTTATTGATGAGGCTGCGTTTACTAAATCCCCTGAGATGCTGGAGGAAATCTGGCCCCGAGCCATAAAGCCGACATTAGTCGATTATCGTGGCCGCGCCTGGGTGTTCTCAACGCCTGACGGTATTAACGATCAAAACTTTTTCTATGCCATCTGTAATGACCCATCACACGGGTTTCATGAGCACCACGCGCCGTCCGCATCTAACCCACATCTTCCTGCTGATGAATTGGAGGAAATGGAAAAGAACACGGATCCGCGCGTATGGCAGCAGGAGTTTCTGGCTGAGTTTATTGACTGGTCTAAAGATGCCTTCCTGGACGTCAATAAGTTGCTGGTAGATGGTTTGCCAGTGGCAATGCCGACTACCTGCGACATGATATTTGCAGTGATGGATACGGCTCTGAAAGGTGGCACAGATAACGATGGAACTGGAACGGTTTATTACGCCTACGAGCAAACATATTCAGAGCCGAGACTCTCGATCATTGATTGGGATCTGACTCAGATTAAAGCCTCACTTCTGCCTGAATACATGCCTGGCGTATATGACAATCTCGAACGATTGGCGAAGATTTGCCGTCCGCGTATGGGTAGCCAGGGTGTTTTCATGGAGGACGCTGCAATGGGAGCCATCCTCAATCAGAAGGCTGAAACGGAAGGTTGGGATATGAAACCCATCAAGTCAGTCCTCACTGCTAAGGGCAAGGATGAGCGTGCTGTTCTGGCGTCCGGCTATCACTATCTGGGGAAATGCAAAATTACCCAAGAAGCCTACGACAAAACGGTGGAGTTCAAAAAGAAAACAGCCAACCACCTCTGGCGGCAAATCGCCGGGTTCCACCTTGCAGACCCGAAAGCGCATAAACGCGCAGATGATTTATTCGATGACTACACGTATGGCCTGATCATCGCATTCGGAAACTACGAAGCGCTATAACACAGGGACTTCTGTAATGGCAGAAATTCAGATCAACAACAACATGAGTTCTGAACTGACGAAGATACTGGACTCTGACGAAATTCAACCCGGTACTGACGTCGGTTACGATCTCTGCAAACTTCTCTGGATGTACCACCCTCTCGGTGGAAAGCTGGTGGAGAAGCCAATCACTATGGCTATGTGCAAACCCCGGCAATACAACGTTGATACCGATCCCGATGAGCGTGTTATTCGTCAGTTTATGGCTGTCTGGGAACGCATGGGGATGAATGACAAGGTGAAAAACCTTTTCTTTATATCCCGGTGTTATGGCGCGGCGGCTATCGGTGTGGGAACGGATGGTGTGTCATGCAAGGATGAACTACCCACTTTCGGGCTGGAAGAGGACGACGTTTATATCAACGTTTGGGATCCACTCAATGCTGCTGGCTCTATGGTCACTGACCAGAACCCGAACAGCAAATATTTCCAGCAAGCCAACCGGACGTTGAAAATTACGGGTAAAAACTGGCACCACTCGCGAACGATGAAAATCTTCAACGGCACGCCGATTTATCTGGAGTATCAAAATTCAGCCTTCGGCTTTACAGGTCGCAGTGTATTCCAGCGTGTCTTATTTCCGATGAAGTCGTACATCGGCACGATGAATGCCAACGATCTCGTCAGTCAGAAGGCTGGTGTGCTGGTGGCAAAAACTGCGCAGAACGGTTCCGTAATAAGCGGCATCATGGCGGCGGCAGCGAAAGCCAAAAGGGAAATCGTAAAAATCGCCCGAACTGGCGGCGTTATCAACATTGGCAAAGAAGATGATATCGAGTCTCTGAACCTGCAAAACATCGACAAGGCTCTGAATGCGGCGCGTGACAACATTATTTCAGATATCGCCTCCGGTAGTGACGTGCCCGCAGTCCTGATTAAGGAGGAGGCATTTTCCACTGGGTGGAGTGAAGGTTCAGAGGACTCGAAAGCCATCAGCCAGTATGTCGACGGTGTGCGTCAGCAGATTGAGCCGGTGATGGATTACTTCGAACGCCTGGTGCAGTACATCGCCTGGAACGAGGATTTCTTCAACGCGCTGAAAGACGACTTCCCCGACGTTATAACGGAGGATTACAAAACCACTTTCTATCTGTGGCGTCGAGAGTTTAGCGCTAAATGGCAGGAACTGGTGGAAGAGTCCCCTGATAAGCGCCGGGAAAGCGACAGCAAGGTGATCCAGCAGGCTTCGGTGGTGTACACCGCGCTGGAGAAAAACTTCGACCCCGAGAATAGGTCAACATTGGCTCAGTGGCTCGCAAACATCGTCAACGCTACGCAGACCTACGGTGACGTTCCACTGCTTATCGATATGGAAGCCTTGGCTAATTACATTCCACCACCTCCGGAGCAGCCCAATGGCAACATCCAGCCGGGCGGGCAAGAGGAAGCGCGTCAAGACGCTCTATGAAGTCCTGACCGATGCGGTTAACTACTATGTCGATAATGGGTGGGATTCAGAAGAGTCACTGCTCGGCTGGTGCAAAAAACTGCGCATTGCTGCCAGTAGGCAAGCACCCAGCGACGATGTAGCACGTAACCACCTCACCGCCATATACAGCCGCCTTGTTATCCATGGTGGTGCATTACGGGACCAACCCGCAGACGGCCCTAAGAAAGTCACTCTAGACAAACTGAAACCAGAGTTTCGACAGGAACTCAACCGCCGAATATTCGCCAGCGCCAATCTGATAAAACTCAACCGAGAGCAAGCCATCGAAAGAACTGTTCAGCGCTTTCAGGGGTGGGTCACATCGATACCGCCGGATGGTGTGAGTGATATCGATAAAAATGCCCGCAAATCAGCATTGCGAAAATCCATTTCCGACATGGACTTCATCAGTCGACGCGTGGCGATCGACCAGGGCCATAAGCTTGCCAGTAACGTTAAGTATCTGCTTTCCGTTCAGGGCGGAGCTATTGCACTTAAATGGCACTCGAACTGGCGGCGTCCCGGCTATGACTACCGTGAGGACCACAAGGAACGCGATGAGCATATCTATCTGCTGCGTGACTCATGGGCACTTGAGCAAGGGCTGATTAAACCCGTACACGGTTATTACGACGAAATCACCGCAGCCGGGGAGGAAGTTTATTGCAGTTGCCAGGCATTCCCCATTTACGCCCCACAGAAGCTGCCCGATGAATTTTTAACGGAGAAGGGAAAACGTGAATTTAACCGAGTTTGAAGCGGCACAGCGCATTCGCGATGGAACACTGCCATCCCCTGTCCAGTTCTCAAATATGTGGTTGGTGAATCTGCGCATAACGGGGACGGGTACAGCGTACAGGTCAGGGCTTAAGGAGTTCGTTTGGCGTGACCCGCTGATTTATCTGAATGATGAGTTTCTCCTCCGTTGTAACGGACTTCCGGTGCTTTGGGATCATGCAGAAGAAGCTCCAATGAGCGAGGCGGAATTTAAAAAACGGAGCGTCGGTAGCGTCATGCTGCCGTATATCCGAGGTGATGAGGTTTGGGCGGTCGTTCGAATATACGTCAGAGAGGTTGTTGAAATGATCGTCAAAGAAAAGACGTCTACCAGCCCCTCAGTCATTTTCGGTGGTGAGTCCGGGTGTCTCGAACAAAAAGAAGGCGATACCAATTTTTATATTGAAGGTGTCCCTTTCCTGTTGGATCACATCGCAGTTGTTACAAAGGACCACGGCTCTCTTGGAGTCTGGGATAAAGATGGCATCCCTGAGGGTGTCGAGGTTACCAATAAAGGTGAAATAGAAATGGAAAAAGAAGAGCTTCAAACGCTTCTCCAAAAAGCCGTCAGTGACGCTCTTGGTGGCGTTGGGCAACAGTTCCAGACAATCGCAGCACGTATGGACTCGCTGGAGCAGGGGTTCAAAGCCCGTTCTGATGCCGATGAGAAAGCCAAGCAGGATGCTGACGAAAAGGAAAAGGCTGACGCAGAAGAAAAAGCGAAACAGGATGCCGCTGAAAAAGAACGTCAGGACGCCGAAGACGCTGAGGCTAAAAAACAGGAAGACGAGGAAAAAGCCCGATCTGACGCAGAGGAAAAAGCAAAGCAGGATGCGGAAGAAAATGCACGAGAGGATTCAGCGATGACTGATGCACGTGTTCGTTGTGATTCTGCATACCAGGCTGTCGGCAAGCGTGCTCCTGAGCCATTTTCAGGCGAAAAAGCGTTGGATTTCCGTAAGCGTGCGTTGATCGCCCTCCAGAAATATTCCCCAGAGCATAAGGACGTCAATATCCGTGCAGTTTCTGACGCTGCCGTACTGGGTGTAATTGAAAAGGCAATCTATAGCGATGCCCGTAAGACCATTGATGAAGAAATGAATAATACACAGGGACAGTTGCATAAACGCGTCCGGAGCGACGAGGCGGGTCGTCAAATCACTGAATACCAGGGCGATCCGAATGTATGGCTTGGAGCATTTAAAACGCCGGCCCGTGTACTTTCCAAAATCAACACACAAGGGAGTCTGAACAATGGCCGACATTAATTTCCAACCCTTCAAGACACAGGGTGCGTTTTCCGGACTGTTTAACGTCGAGTCTCGCGGCCTGACGCAGGGGGACGCTCAGGACGACCCGGCGGTACGTTTGCAGCTTTGCTCCGGTTCGCTGGACGAAAGTCTGGATGCCCCGGTGTGGGGTGGTATCGGTGTGATGGAGTGCATTTCCAACTCTACTGAAAACGTGGCTGGCTCCGCTATCAAGAAGGCCTCTGCATCCGTGTGTAACGCGTTCACGGTGTTTAACCAGGCACACCACGGCATTACCACCGCAGGCAATCCTGTGCCGCTGTTTCTGGCTGGTGGGTCGGTCCATTACTACCGGCTCGGCTCGATGGCACGTATTCCTTTGCCAATCAGTGCGGCTGTTGCTGCGTTGGCAAACAGTGGAAGTGAGCCCGTTGGCTCGGATGGCTTTGTGTGGGATATGACGAATAACGTTATTGACGTCTATTCCAGTGGTTCATCTGGCAACCCTAAAGTGAACATCAAATTGCTGATGGTTTCCCAACAAGGAAACCTGACGGTGAAAAAAGAGGCCGGCGGCAACGTGGTCTGGGAAAACGACAAGCCGTGCGGCCTGTTCTTGATCTAAGGAGTCAGTAATGAGTGCATTCGCCCCAGGGATTACTACGGTAAGCCCTTCCATGATGCTGCCGGAAATTATCATGCAATACAGCATGGCTTCTGGCGCATTCGATATCTTGCCGGGTTCGGCTCCTACGGTAAAAATCGGGTCCAGCGACCTTGTGGTTTACCAGAAATACTTGCGTGCAACCACACAGGCGCATGTTGATCAGTCTGTACCCGGTCAATTGCCGTCTGCCAGTATCACTGGCGGTTACGATCAGATGATGACGTACCGTATTTCAACGCGTTCTCAGTACAGCCATTTCGATACTGATGCTGCTAGCCGCTGGGGGTATTCACTGGTAGATGGTCTGCGCCTGGCTAACCGACAGGGTCATGCCCAGCAATTGCGCAATATGCTGCTGTATGGTGTGAAGGCGTCCAATAACGAGGGCATCACCAACTCACCGAACGCGACAACGCTGAACCTTGGCAGTGATAGCCAGGGCAACGATGCTTACACCACGTGGGATTCTGGCGAGATGGCGAAGTTTGTCCTTGGTCTGATCGCCGACCAGAAGACGCGCATGATGTTACTGGGCCAACCCTTGACGACCGTTGTTCTTTGCCCGCAGCGATTCATGAAGGCGCTGGAGTGGACCGGTGTTGTTGAACTGACCAGCTATCAACGCCCAGGTGCCGGTACTGCAACTGTCGGAACGATGGTGAAAACGATTGCCGGTGATGCCAGTGGCGACGATGTTGTTTTCTGTCAGGACGATACGTTGATTGGGAAAGGTGCTGGTGGTAATGACCTCATCGTCATCACTAACCCTGAGTTAGTTGTGCCTGAGGCTCGCCAGGACATCAATACCAACATTTTCGCCACACTAACGCCAAACCAGCAGGCAGTGAACGTGATGTTCTGCGACGTGGCCGCACCGACTGAAATCCCATCACCAATGCCGGATGGTGGTCTTACCACGCTGTACACCCTGCGTTCAACACCAGGCTGGAACTTCCGCGCTGAAGGCGTGACATTGCTTTCCGCGAAGTACGCGTAATAACACCATTTTTCATTTCAGATCGAACTGGGGAGCTTTTGCTCCCCATTTTTTTGAGGAAAATTCATGAAACTCTTCATTGCCAACTGCTCGCGTCAATCACATAACTTCAATTACAAACTGCCAGAAAAAACACAATCGTTTGGCGTCACGATCAAGGCCGGTACGCAGCACCTTCTGGAGTACCCACCTGAAGTCGTTGATCACATCATTCGTCAGCATGAGCCCTATGGCTTCCAGCCACGTGACAAGGTTGATAAAAACTTCTCTGGCATCTGTTATTCCATTGAAAAAACGGTGAGTAAGAACGAGATCATCGAAAACGCGGAACAGAAGACCGACAACCTCGACAACATGTCGCAGTCAATCCTGGAGGCTAGTGCTGTCGCGTTAAATAACGCCGTGGACAGTGCAGTACGCCAGAGTGGTGAAATGCCAAAGGATGACGGTATCCAGATGGAGATCAAAGGCGACGCTATCAACCAAGAGCAGGACAACCCGCTTAAAGTCGATAAAAAAGTTCAGGTGAAAAAATAATGACGACACTGCGCCCGACGTTCGAGGGGTTCCTCGGGTTCGTCCGTGGCGTGATGGGCGTGCCTGTGACAGTCATTCCCGACGACTCACCAACGTTTAAATGCTGCTACAACGCGGCACTGGAAATAGTGAACGTCGGGATGGGATTGTGCCAGTTACCGACCATCTACACGGTCACGGTATATAACGCGGGTGGGTCGCTATTGCTGAACCATGCCATCGATATACCACCAAGCACCTATTTTTCCGATCTTCGAAAGAAATTGGGGCTTGGGAAACTCTCCAGCGGCTTGATGTCAGCAGCGGCGGATCAAGGCACGTCTGGGTCCGTCGTTATCAGTGACGCTATGAGCAACTTGACGCTGGCCGACCTGATGATGATGCAAGACCCCTATGGCCGGCAGGTTGTGGCCGTGCTGATGGAAATGGGGCCGCTCTGGGGGTATACGCCATGAAGGTTTGCCTGGGTGTTGTCGACATGCCTTATGACTATGGTGATAACCCTGGAGCCACAACGGGTGAGGTCGCGCAGGAGCTGGAGAACAACTACCAGCTTTTCACTCATTTCTGGGAAGAACACCAGGGCAGCATAGTACCTGAGGTTGGGGAGGCATTGGCTTACGCCATTATCAACCACATCAAACATGGTGCGCCGCTTGCTGGTGGTGAAATGCTGGGGGAAACCATGCGGACCTTCAACATATTCCTTGAGCGTGAGGAAATGGCCGGGCTGTCTGTTGATGGTGTTCCGACGCAGGCAGCGTTACAGGGGAAGAATTCACGTCTGAAGAAAGGGCATGGGCCTCGTCGTCCATCGTTTATCGATGGTGGCCTGTTCAAAGCTAATTTTATCGCCTGGATAGATAACGATGCCGAGTCTTGATGAAATCGCCGAAAACACCGGCACTCAACTCTCCGCGGTTCTCCAGTCCGCAGTAGAAACCATCTCATCCAGCCAGCAAATCACTTTTCGCCTCTATGTGAAGCAGGTATTGCCGCTGGACGGTTTCGTGTACTGGGTGAACGCGACCATTATCAATAAAGACGAACTGGTACGCCTTGAGATTGACAGCCTGCACACGGTGGCGATAAACGGCAGTCTGCACCGACAGGTAGTGACCGAACAGTCAGAGACCGTTTCCCGTGCCGTGAACAGTATCATTTTCACGCCAACGGAAAAAATCGATGATTTCAATGCCGAAAGTCCTGACGCTATCTATCTGGGAGAGTATGCCGGTACGCAATTCGCCTTTTCACGGATGGACAGCAGATATACCCAGTCCGGGATCTACCACTACCGGGGCACCGCGATACTGCCCACTATGCGGACGCAGATCATCGACAGCCCCGATGATATTTCTGACGAACTGGTGCTTTCCAACAGCACGCCAATTTGGCTGGCCCTGAAAAAATACGCAACGGTTTACCCGTCATTTCTTTCCCCGGCGAACCTGAAACCCCCGTATATCGTCGCTGATGTACGAGATACCCACCCACTCCAGATGGCTCCGTTAATGAGCTCCAGTGCCCGCTGGCAGCATGTGCAGGACCGCGTGAGGATCACGCTGTACGGCATGAGTAATGCCGATGTATTGGCCTACCTCGATTATGTGGTGTCCTCCGCATTGGAGGATGAAAATTTTGGCATTACCAACCTGCCGGTAGTCACTGACGGCAAAGCCAACCAGGTTGAGATCACCGCGCTGGCGAAACAAAAATTCATCGACTTTGACGTCAATTACTACCAGGCGACGACGCGCGATATTTCCAGACAGCTCATCAAAGAAGTCATCTTTAATTACGAGGTCGAATAATGGCTTACAACATTGTTACGGTTAACGTCTCGCAGACCATTGGTGCCACACCTTCCAATCTGCAACAGATGTCCGCCATCATTTCTGTCGGATCCACGCTACAGAAGCCAGGTGTTCCGGTACTGATTACGCAAAACTCTGAAATCACGGATCTGGTCAAAAATGCCATTGGTTCGCTGAAGGCCGAAGCGGCTTCGTTCGGTGCGGATGTGACGATGAAGTTGCCCGATGGCGTTGTTATCGAACGGGAAATTGGCAGTGAAATCGAAATAACGGTCAGTGGTTGTTCACCGGCAAAGTGGAACGGCACCTATACGGCAACACTAACGGCACCTGACACGCTCACATGGATTTCCCTTGAAGATCTGTCTGGCGAGCCAACAACGCTTGGCGCGTTCGCTATAGCTGGCAGCGACGATTTGGTCACGGCGGTGAACACTTTCTTCGCTCAGGGTAATTCTGTCGGTACTTACCTGCTGGAGTTGGGGTATTTGGGAGACGTGGTCAAGGCTGAAGTGGCCGCGCTGAAAACCTATATGGAGGAGCCGCTCAAGGCATTCTATGCGTATCTGGTACCGGCAGCTTGGGATAAGGATCCGGATTTCATTACGCTGACGAAGCTGTATACGGCGAATGAGGCGAAACAATATTTCTTCGTGTTGACAGATGTACCGACGGACAGCAATTACCTCACGCCGTACGACAATATCAAGTCGGTGATTGCTGTGAACGATGACACATATCCGACAACGAACGCTGCCGCTTCGGTAATGTGGAATTTAGTCTCCGCGTCGCCATCGGAGATCAACAAGGTTCCACCAATGGCATTCCGCTTCCTGCAAGCCGTGAATGCCAATCAGGCCAAAGCGTCAATCCTCGCCACGATGACGAAGCAAAATATCAACTACGTCGGAACGGGGGCGGAGGGTGGGATCGCCAACACCATTCTTATTAAAGGGGTGACCAGCGACGGCAATGATATGACGTACTGGTACTCCGTGGACTGGGTGCAGATTAACGTCGACATGATGCTGGCTAACGCGGTGATCAACGGCAGCAACAACCCCATCAATCCGCTGTATTACGATCAGGATGGCATCGACCGCTTACAACTGGTTGCACAGGGTGTGTTTAACACTGGCACCTCGTACGGTCTGGTAAACGGCTCCCCGGTAGTTAACGCCATTTCCTTTAAAACCTACACCAAGGATAACCCTAACGACTACAAAATCGGTCGTTACGCTGGTCTTTCGGCAACTTATACGCCTATGCGCGGGTTTACCGAAATTATCTTCAACATCAACGTCACCATGCAATTGGCTTAAAGGAGCTGAACCGTGCCGAATCCAATGATCAGCCCCGGCGTTCTCAACCGCGTCCGGGCCAGCGCCAAATTTACCGATCACCCTGAGTTGAATGTGTCAGCTTCCTACCTTGCGAAAGAGGGGGTGGAGATTTCATTCCAGGGCAACATCGTAGAGCCGTTACAGGCCATGACCGGTGTCGTTCAATCGCCGCAGCCCTACATACTGGCGCAGGCAAAGATCCACCTGTTACGTAGCCAGGCGCTCGCTACCCAATACAAAAAACAATGGGAGGTGAACGGTATCGTGGGGGATGTGCGCCTATATACCGATAGCAGCGTGTTCGGTGAGTTTGATATGACCAACACGGCGATCACCTCTGTAGGCGATATGACGTTTGCCGGCGGTGATCCAGGCGTCGTTATTACGCTGACCGGTACTTATTACGTCAACTCGGATATGTGGGAACTTTGATGAAAATTTCACGTGCTATGAACCTTATCGTGCCGGTGGAAACGGAGACCGGCACGGCTTACATCCATTCAACGCCCATTTCCAAGGAAATCTATAAAGAGCATTTCCTGATCCTCAGCAAAACGTTTGCTGCCATCTTTACCGAAGGGCTGGGAACCGTTGTTGGGCCGCGTATCGCCTACATGATGCTGGAAAAAATAGCCACCGATGCTGGGGTATGGGAAGGGGCAGATGGCATCCGTAACACGCTGGTGGGCGAAATCATTCGCTTATCCAACTTCGTCTATCCGGTCGAGGGGAAAGGCTGGGATACCAAGCCTCTCGATGTGGCGCTGGAAAAGGGCGTTGTAGAGCTGGATGAGATGATCGGCGAACTCGTTTTTTTTACATGCGTCTCTGCAATAAACAAACCGGATCAGGCGAAGGCGTTAATGGAGGTCGTGAGTGGTCTGTGGAGCAGTGCAACCACGTCATTGAGCCTTATGGCCTGGATAGATTCGTTGGCGACATCGAAGCCACCCGTCAGTTCTGGCGAGACGGAGAACACCTCGTCAGTGACATCCTCGACTATTGTGCCGGTATAGGCTTTCGCGAACTCTTCATCGACACGCCGTTAAACCTGAAAACAGCAGCTCAGTTACGTGAGCTGCTGAAGTGCAAACCACCCGGAGGGCTTTAATGGCCGGAAACCAAATTCCTGTACTGAGACTGGATATTGACGAAGAGAACATTCGAAGGCTTGATGAGATTTCGGAAAAGTTCAAAGCTGCATTTGGCATGGGGCCAGCAGGTTTTACTGTTAATGCCCCATCAGGTCAGAAAGCTATACCTGGGGATAATCACAAACCGCCAGCCCCTAAAAACGACACTCCTACCAATGTACCAAAACGGGATAATAAGGGTAGGTTCGTGGCGTCTGGAGCGGCAAAACCACCCACGCCTAAGTTGGGCGGGGTTGGGGAAAGTGATTTCGAAAAATTCCTCAAGCAGTTGAATAAAAATGCCCAAGGCACGTTAAAAACCTTTGGGCTAATTAATCGAACGCTGGGGACTACCACGACGAAGCTGAAGGGGCTTTTCTCCACAACTTTGTCGTGGGGGACAAAGCTATTGGCGCTGAGTGTGGCGGGACCGTTTGGTTACGGCCTGATGGCAGGGCATGCATCAAATCAAAATAAAAATGCTCAAGGAATGAATGTCACTACCGGGCAGATGAAGGCTGCTAGTAGCGTCTATGGGCCTCGAATTTCAGGCATAGATAATATTATGCAGACATTGGCTGCTGCACAAAACGACCCCAGCAGTGATGCGTATCGAGGGCTTATGTCTCTAGGGATAAACCCTCGGGATGGTGCCGGTGAAAACCTGCCAAAGTTTATGACGAAAATGACAGGGTTATTGGAGCAATATAAAGGCTCCGGTGTTTCACAAACGGTACTTAATGCCAGGGGGCTAGGATGGGTGGGGGTAAATACAGCAAACCAAATAGCTGCTAACGGTAAGGATATCCCACAATTCAACAAAACATACGAAGAGCGAACTAGAAAACTTGATGGTCAATTAAGTCCTGGGACTCTTAGGGGGTACCAATTTGTATCAAGCAACCTTTCCTATAATGCAGACAGGATCGGTAATACGTTTCTAAATGCATTGAGCAAGTTATCTCCATCGATTACACGGTTTTCAGACTCGATCACGGCAGGATTAGAGAAATTTATAAATGGAGGGAGTGGAAAGGCCGCATTTGAAACTGTTGCTTCGGGGCTAAATAAACTGGCTACGTGGCTCGGAAGTGAAAGTTTTAAGCGTGATATGGATGAGTTCTCATTAAGAGTGAAAGAGATTTCAACTGCTATTGGTAACGCAATTAAATTTATCAGTGGGAATTCAAAGTTAGACGGAGCTGATAAGGTTAGTGATATAGGTGAACGTAGTGGTCGATGGGCAAGGGATAAACTACGGAAATATGGATTATCTCTTGATTGGTGGACTTTCCCTGATGAGCGCAATTCCGTTGAGCAGCATGCTCAATCAGCAATGGCCCCTAACTGGAGTAAAGGTACCTTAAACCAGAATCTACCGAGCGGGGGTGTCGGAAATATTAAGGACTTTGTTGCAAATACGAACGACGCAGCGAAATTACCGAAAGGTATGATGTCCGCTATCGCGGAGACAGAATCATCATGGAATTCTCAGGCATTAAATAAAAAATCTGGCGCTGCTGGATTGTGGCAGTTTATTCCAGCAACAAGGAAAGCTTATGGGTTAAGTGAAATGGACGTATTTGACCCCCAAAAATCAACCGGCGCAGTTGTAAAATATTTGCAAAGCAATATGAAACGGTACGATGGAGATATAGCCAAAACACTCACTCAGTACAATGGTGGTCGGTTTGATAAAAATGGAAATATCAGTGCGAAAATGGAAACCATCAATTATCTAATGAAGACCCTTCCTCATATTCAGGGTGGTTTAGAACAGCATCCTGGTATTATGAGACAGTTGACAGCAGCACGCGATAGCCTTGCGAATGCTCCGAAAGATGCTCGCGTTACCATCGATGTAAATCAAAAGCCAGGATCGGATCTCGCCGTCCAGGTAGCAGGAATTTCATTGGTCAGGGGGTAAGCTTTGAGTCTTAACTACTTCGGTAAAGCGTTCCAACTGGCATTTGAAATATCTCCGATATTACTGGTCGATGGTATTGCGGCTGACATCCCTGGGGGCACATTGCCGATTGCTGCAATAACGGAAGGGCTGAGTCTTGCTAACGGTTTGTTGCATGGTGAGATTAATAGCCCGACGGCGCATTTTATGCCAATGGCAGGCACTACGCTTGTTCAGCAGGATGTAAGTAACCTGAATTTTTATAATCAGTTAACCGCCGCCAATGCAGTAGTCAACAAGTCCAACAGGGTCATGATGCAGATGGTACGACCGGTATCCACCACTGACGGTGGCTATGCCACAAAATCACTGACGTTTACCGCACTTAAAATGGCTCTGGATAAGCACAATCAGAGTGGTGGCAGTTACACCGTGTTGACCCCGGCGTTTATCTATACCGGGTGTTTGTTGCGCTCTGTGATCGATAACTCCGGATTTTCGGAGCAGAACAAGCAAGTGCAGCATTCATGGATGTTCGAATTTGAGCAGCCATTATTAAAAATATCCCAACTTCAGGCAGCGCTTGGGCCGCTGATGGATAAATTTGATTCAGGAATGCCATCCTCTACGGGGTTGACGTGGTCGGGTGTTAAGCAGATTTTCCTTCAGGAGTTCTGATGGTGACAACATTTATTCCATTTAAGCCTAATGGGCAAACACCTTTTCAGTTTCAGGCGGAGGTGGGTGGTAGCAATTTGTTTGCTACAGTGCCTTACAATCTGTACTCGAATAGATACTACTTAAAACTGGATGATGAACAGGGTAGGACGGTTGTTTATATCCCGCTGATTGAATCCCCTGATAACTACGATATTAATCTGGCGCTCCCTTTCGAACCGGGAACATTGGTTTTCCGATCCAGCAGTCGACAATTTGAGGTGACTTAAGTGAGAAGATATAGACTCGATATTTTTGATAAAGACGGTAACACCCCAAAATCCCAAGATGGCACGCCCATAGGTCCATTTGATACAAATGATAGTCCGGGTCGAGGACTGCACATCGAATTTGATGCAACTATAACCGGCTATGATGTGGTGAATAGCGGGACGGTGATTACCATCTTTGGTCTGCCTATATCCATGATATCCCAATCTGTAAATTTGGTCGGAGGACGTGTAATTCTCCAAGCCGGTTTTTCAAGTGGATTACCGTTAGCTAACGATAAGCAGTATGGGCCTATAATCATAGGGGAGATTTATAATGCCTATGGCAATTGGGTGGGTACAAACCAGGCGTTAAGTTTAGTAGTCAATCCAGCACCTCCTCCTGAAACTGAAGCAAAAAAAGGGATCACTTTGCATGGGCGGGAAGGGGATAAGTTAGGTGATGTTTTGACAAATGCGTTAAAAGAAGCCTATCCAAAGTTTAGTATTGATGTTTCCGTAAGTGACGAAATAGCTCTTTCTGAAAATTCCACTGCGGTATATGAAAACCTGGAAGAGCTAGCGACAGTTGTCCGTAGTATGTCAAAGGCAGTAATAAAAGATAAGGGGTATATGGGTATTCAAATATCAGCGCAATGCAGCGGAATAAGTGTGTTTGATAACTATAAAGTGGATAGTGCACCTATCAAGGAAATTCTTTCTCAGGAGCTAATCGGACAGCCTACATGGATAGACTATCAAACCGTTTCATTTAAATGCCCGCTCAGGAAAGATCTTCGCAATGGGGATGTGGTTAAGTTACCCATCAATATTGTATCTGGCCCTGCGTCAATTTTATCCGTTAACTCCCCGCAATCATTATCAAGCCAACGCAATGACGTTACGTTTTCAGGGAAATTCTTAATCTCATCCGTACGTCATGTAGGGCAGTATCTTACTGCTGATGGTAGCAATGCATGGGTGACAATTATTGAAGCGTACGGGTTAAATCCAAAGGCCAAATGAATGAGTATTGGACAAAAGCTCCCATTTTCAAAAACGCTCTCGAACATGGTGACTGCTTCCACACAACGTAGTAATGCATTAAGAGGACGAGCATTGCCGTGTCATGTTGTGGCAGTAAAGGGGCAAATTGTCACTGTTCAGTTCGATATGCTTCCCGGCGATCTTCAATATCCGCAGATCACTATTCCAGTCGCCACATTTACATATATCCGATATCCGGTGCAGATTGGCGATAAGGGGGTCACCGTGCCGGCGGATGTGTCTCTGCGTGGCGTCTCAGGGTTAGGCACGGGGATGGCAAGCCTTTCGCTATCCCCGTCGCTGACCCCGTTATTCTTCGTACCAATCGCTAACTCAAAGTGGTCTGATGAGGATCCAGATAAACTGGTTCTCTACGGACCAGATGGCGCAGTGTTAAAAACAGCGAAGGGTGATGCATCGGTTGTTGCCGAGACCGGAGCGGTAACGGCTCAGGCAGAAAAAGTAACGCTGAAAGGGATGATGTTTTTTGATGGACCGATAACGCAGCAAAACTCGGGTGGCGGCGGAGACACGACAGCGTCGATGATTGGCCCTGTCACCATTGAACTGGATGTTACCGCCTCTGGAATCAGCCTTGTTAACCACACACATGATGTAGTGGGCGTGCAAGGCGGCAGCAGCACCATAGAGACGGGTAAACCGAAATGAGGACTTGGGGTAGGGTTCCTGACGGGGACGGTAATCAAAAATGGGTTGTCGTGGAATCAGATGCAGACGGTGATTTTTCCTACGGCTGGTTAACTACGCTGATTCAGACTTTGAAACTTGGCCTGGGAGAGTCACCGTTCTACGCTCAGTATGGCATACCTGCGCAGCAATCCATTGTTACGCAGGTTTACCCTGACTATTACGTGAACGTCACCCAACAACAGTTTGCTGGCTACTTTGCCTCGTTGTCGATCACCAAGATTGATGGGGAAAAGAAGCCGACGTACAACATACAGGCAGTACTCCTCAATGGGGCTACGTATCGGGGTGAAATTGCAGCTTGATAACCAACCCAGGGTTTTGAGTCTACTTAGGTGGGCTTTTTATTGATGGTTTTTTCAAGCTGATCAAGCCTGCCCGTTAGAGCTGTCATCTTTTTATCGATAACATCTTCAATTATTTTTGTGGCTGTATCTGGTGTTAACTGAGCAGGTTCAGCGTTCATCTGCAATGCCATTTCTATGGCGGCAATGATCTCTGAGTTCATAGACCTGCCGTTCTCCTTTGCCAAGTCTGCTATTGCATCACGCATACCAGCGGGAAGGCGAACATTAAACCTATCCATTTCCTGACTGGGGTATTTCTTCATGGCTCACCAAGGCTAGCTTTAAAAGTTCACGGGATAATAGCACCTACTTGACATCATCTTAAAGGGTGGTAAATTGGTTCTAGTACCAACTTGGTATTATGAAGGGTAGGAGAGAAAGTTAATGAGTGATGTTCTTTATACCGGACGTAAAAACGATAGTTTCCAGCTTCGCTTGCCTGAACGAATGAAAGAAGAAATTCGCCGCATGGCAGAGATGGATGGTATTTCGATTAATTCTGCAATTGTGCAGCGCTTGGCGCGTTGCTTGCGTGAGGAAAGGGCTAATGGGCAGTAAAAACGGCGAAACCCGGCAGTGTGGGGACACTAACCGGGCTTCTATTTTGTCAGTAACCAGCAAGGGACTAACGAAATGAGTATAGCAACGCAGATCACCACTATCAATGTGCCGTTTCATGGCGCTGATTTATTTGTCGTAAATCATGATGGCGAGCCTTATACACCGATGCGTCCTATCATCGATGGTATGGGATTGACTTATCAAGGGCAGGCGGAAAAACTGAAATCGCGTTTTGCCAAAGGGGTCAGGGAAATCATGATCCCTACGAAGGGGGGCGAGCAAACGATGCTTTGCCTCGCTTTGCGCAAGTTGAACGGCTGGCTCCAGACGATAAGCCCCAACAAAGTTAAGCCCGAAATCCGCGAGAAGGTCATCCAGTATCAGGATGAATGTGACGACGTGCTTTACGACTACTGGACGAAAGGCCAGGCCACCAATCCACGCAAGATGAAAAAAGCCTTACCCGGCAAAATCACTATCGAGCAGCAGGAGGCCATCAAGCGGTTGGTTCTGGCTCGTGGAAAAAGCGTGCCGCAGCAGTATCAAGGAAACGCAACCAGGACGTTGTGGTCAGCACTGAAAAGTCATTTTGGCTGCACCTATAAGGAAATCGACGAGGAGCAGTTCACCGAAGCGCTGTCGTTGGCGTCTCGTATCCCATTGGAAGGTGAGGTGATCGAGCGGGGCAGTCTGCCACCAGTGAAGGAAGGCCCACTGCCGACCAATTGCCGCATCCTGCACACCTACAACGAGTTCGGCATCATCGTTGGTGCTCAGGTAGCCAGAGAGGATGAATTCCTTACTAGCGCCCAAGGATTTGCGCAGATAGCCCGTAGGCGCGGATATGTCATGGTTAAGGCTGAGGACTTTATCGGACTTACTCTCTAATAGGGCTCGGCAATAAAAAACCTCGCCATGTGCGAGGTTTTTTATTATGAAAGCGACGCACACTCGGTGCATGAACGTGGTCAATTATCTATTGTGACAACCCAGGTTCCGCCCATATCTTTTAAATCGTATGTATAAGCACCTTCGTTACAACGGAGTATATATCCACGTGAAGTTATCATTGGCCTAAATGCGCTAACTGTATCGCATCTATAACCTTGTCGTCTTGTTAAGTCAACGGCAGCGTCAACTTGTTGCAATCCATTTTCCGTTGAGTCGTAAATGACTGATTTTTGCTCAATGGGCGCTATCCGTTCATTTTTAATGGCAATTGTTGACTTGTCTTCTGTAGGCTTGTTTTGTTCTGGAAGCGAATCTGAACAAACCTTTTTTTCTGGATAATCAGGGTTTACTACGCAAAATCTATTCTTGCTATTGGTTTGACCATTTTCAGAAGCAAATACATGAATGGGGATTGTAACTACAGCTGTGATGAAAAGTAATTTCTGGATTAAGTTTTTCATAATGCCCTTTATATAAATAGGTGGCCCATGTCAGACCTACCAATAATAGTTACACAATCTGGCGCACAACCCACGCCACCAAAAACACTTTTGTCAAATCTTATCACAAACGTTTCTGCCATTGTTCCCGGATATACGGCTAATCTCCCAGCCGGTTTGATCACTGATTTGGCGAGCACAGCAACTGGGGCTGTTGCTCTCATTGATAGTGCGATGGTGGATACTATCAATTCGGTAACCCCATACGGTGCCAACGTACCGATGCTGATGCAACTGGGCAACATTTATGGGGTAACGCAAGGGCAAGGCTATAACACTTCGGTGCCCGTAACATTTATGAGCCTACCAGGTTTTGTCATCCCGAAGGGGTTTATCGTTTCAGATGGTAATTACCAATACGCAGTGCAAAATAATACCATTGTGCCTAAGGGGGGGCAGACAGCGGCTGTTTACTGTCTGGCAACAACGCCGGGATCTTGGGCCGTTCCTGAAGGTTCGGTTACCCAAATTATTACCTCGGTCCCCAGTTCGATTACGTTGACTTGTACAAATGTCACAGCAGGAATTCCTGGTGCAGATAAGCAACCTGAATCATCGTATCGTGCACAGGTTATGCAGGCAGGAATGGTTACAGCCCAGGGAGTTCCTTCATTCTTGCGTACGCTATTGCAAAAAGTACCAGGCGTGCACAGTAATCTAATCTCTTACAGGAACGTCAGCACTGGAGTTTGGGCGCTTGTTGTTGGTGGTGGGGATCCTCACGAAGTAGGACTCGCGGTGTATAGCTCGATCCCTGACATTTCCGTGCTTACTAATGATGTCGTGGAAAGCAGTGGACACAAACCCGATGGGATCAAGGTTACGGTAACTGATTATCCGGACAGTTATAAAATACCTATCGTGTTGCCAACATCGCAATTGGGATCTGTGATTTTAACGTGGAACACGAGAGTTCCTGACCAATTAGACCCAGATAGCGTTTCTGCTGCGACGGTAGAGAAAATTGTCGAATATGTTAACGGTGTTGCTATTGGAGAACCTATTAACATATACCAGATTGAATCAATATTTCTTTCTGCTATTTCACCACTGATTACTCCATCACAGGTGTCATTAATTGAAATTAGCATAGGTATTAACGGTACTATCGTTCCGCCAAAACCCGATACTGGGCTGGTATATGGTGGGGAGTATAGTTATTTCACTACTGACCAATCACACGTAACGGTGCAACAGTATGGCAGCTCCAGTTAACAAGATAATACCCGCATATCCATTTGTTCAGTACAACGACGATCCGAATGTAGTTGCTTTTTTTACCGCATATAATGATGCTGTTCTAACTTATCTTGGCGGCTTTAACAACCTCCATCTACCTTACTGGCCTGCAAGTAATATTAATGGGGCTTTTCTTGATTGGATAGTTTCTGGAATATATGGGCAGAGTCGACCATATGTTAAGATCTCAGAGGGTAGCGTTGCGAAAGGTGCGTATAATACTATTGAATATAATGTCATTCCGTACGCCAGGTTAAAAAAATTCACGCCGGGAAAAACACAATACTTACCAGATGAGTATTTCAAACGAATACTGACGTGGAATTTCTACAAAGGCGACGGGTTTCAGTTCTCAGTCCCATGGTTAAAACGTCGTCTTGCGAGATTTATTCATGGACGAGCTGGTGAAGATCCAATTTTACAAAACACCTTCGATATAAGTATAACCAGTGAAAAAGGTGTTTATGATATCACAGTGCCTGATTATGGGGATGGGATAGGTAAGTTTTTAATAACGGCGGTTCAGCAGGAATTAGTAAATCTTCCTTTTATTTACACATTTAATATCAAGGTGAATGCATAATGATTACTGGGTTCGGTAATAATATAGCATCAGCTCTGGCATCAGACATCACAGCTAACCAGACATCGATAACGCTAGTTCCTGGAGCTGGTGAAAGCTTTTCGAAATTATTGACTACTGATATTTCGAATCCGAGCAGTCCGCATAGGGTTTATGCGAAGTTAACGTTGACGGATAGCCAACAAACTGTTTTTGAAATATGCCATTTAATCGCTGTATCTAACGATACGTTGACGGTTATTCGTGGGCAAGAAGAAACAGTAGCAAAAGGTTGGGCGTTGAATGATGTGATCGCCAACTTTGCCACTCGGGGTTCTGAGCAGAGTTTTGTTCAGATAGAACAGCTACAAGGGGGGGATTTTACGAGTGCAACTGCTGGTGGCACACCTAATGCACTGGCAATTTCGTTACCTTCGACGTTCTCCAACAATAATACAAATGATTGGCTGCTCAAAACCCCTTTATTTGTTACTCCGATTGCAACTAACTCCGGAGCCGCAACTTTACAACTGACGATGGGGGGGCACGTCCTTGGAACTTACCCCTTGGTAAAGGGAAGTAATACTGCATTACGTGCAGGGGATATTGTTGCCAAAACACCATTCCTGGCTGTGTTTAACGCCGAGGAAAATCGATTTATCGTTTTAAACCCGACGACAGATGTTGGCTCTGTCAGAACAGTCAATTCACACGCGCCTGATGCTGCCGGAAATGTAAAGCTGGGTACGGCTGCTGATGCTGATGTGGGAACTGCTGGTGGGAATGTAATTCAAGTGGGTGCATTTGGTTTAGCATCTTCACTACCCACATTGTCTATTGTCAATCTCGATACATTTGATTCTTTTGGCTTCTATGTTGTTAGAGACGCCATTAATGCTCCGATGGATGATAAAGGCGTATGGTTTTTATCTGTTAGGGTATGGGATTCAAAATCAGGTGTAGACCCGTTTCGCATCGTTCAAATCGCTGAGGGTTACGGCTCTTCTGGGTCACTTAGAAATCGCTCATTTCATCGCGTGTACTCAGGTTCTGCCGTTGGTTGGTCAACATGGGTTGAGTTCTATTCCGAAGCCCACAAGCCAACAGCACAAGATACTAACGCCTTGCCTATTACGGGTGGAACATTAACTGGCCAGCTCGGCATCAATAACGCTGATTTCATCAACAAAAATGGCTATACGACGTATACCGATGGCAGTGGCAATCAGCACCGCCAAGCTGGCGGGCTACGACTGACAATCGCTAGCACTATTCTTGCCGAGATTTATTACAATGAAACAGTAGGTAAAAGCGCTGAACTCTCATTTCACAACAAATATGGTTCGACAGATTCATATATTTCATTGAGGAACGACGGTCAGTTTTCAGTAATAGGCGTAAATCCCCAAATCATTTTTAGTAATGGGACTATATTTGCCCCCGATGGCAATGTGAGGGGAAGTGTGTGGAATGATGGTTATTTGAGTAATTGGATTGCAGATAAGGCCTATGAAGCCCAAACCAATGCGGTTTCTTATGCAGATAACCGCGCCTATACTGCGGAACAAAACGCAATTTCATGGGCCAATAACAATTTAGTCTCTGATGTTAGATTGGCTGGCCTTTATTGGACGCCGCAAATTGGAAATGTTCAATATAATTTCACTGGTGGGCAGGTGATTACAGGCGTTCAATCGACACATGAATATGCCGTTAACCTTATATTCGGGGTTCGTACAATACAGATTCTTAAAAATGGAGCCTGGTTGAATATTGCCAGTGTTTAATTAGTGAGGTTGTAATGGATTTTAAAAATTCAACATTGTACCTGCCGGAGTCGCATCCGTTTTTTGAAATGAGTGAGAGCGGCATTGTAAAGGGTATGGAAAGTACGGTTGTTTTATTTTTCATGGATGAGAAAGGAAATGACTGGTATGTTTCGCAAAAGAATTTTGCAGATGAAACATTAAAAATTTTATATACAAGCGATAAGGTAATACGTTCTGTTAATACAGATGTTTCGGCAATCACGCCATATGAGGGGTGTTCTGTTTCAGAGGTTAATATGGAAAACCTACCCGATATTGATATCGAAAAACTATCAATGGGAGGATGGATGTACGACGGAGATGAAATTATTACGCGCGTGTATACGGATGAAGAGTTAATCAAGGATGCGGACGATAAAAAACGCCATCTGCTAGATGATGCGACAAGAATGATTTCTCCTTTACAAGATGCAAAATCATTGGGTCTCGCATCGGATGATGAGTTAGCAACGTTAGAAGCGTGGATGCTATACCGTATCCTGGTTAGCCGTATAAATGTCGGTGCCGCCCCCGATATTGAGTGGCCTAAGCAACCAGCATGAAGCAAAAGCCCGGCATTGCCGGGCTAATCGTACTTGTTTAGTTCATAATGCGGTGTTCGTTTGGATGATATTTTAATAGCCAATACTGCAATGATTGCACAACCACTGCCAGCTAAAGCCAAAACCATCCCCAACACACTTATATTTAACATCTTAATTCCCTGATGTTGTTGCTTAAATTCCATGCTCACTGTACAAAATTATAGCCATCAAATTCAAATGGGTATCGCCGATCGATTTGTGCATAATTGATCGCTGAAAACGATCGTCTAACTATGAGATGGTCCCTGTTCATAGGGCTTACATGATAATATGCTCATAAATCAACCGGGGGTGTATATGGAACTGAATGAAGAACGTGCTGTGTTTATAGCTAATGAGATCGGCGCGGCGGTAATCGAGCTGATAGCCAATGGAATGGTAGTGAATCGTCCCAACATCACTGACTACTTGGAGTTGAAGCGAAAGACAGTGGGAAACACGCTCTATAAAGGCGTCCTGAGGGATGCGGCCGCGTTGGTGCGGGAGAAGTAGAGGGATCGTACGAGTGCCATATTGGTGACGTCACTACGGTGCCATGATGGCGTCACCGATATGTCACTGCTTGCCGTTTTATGTCACTGTGAATGCAGAACGGCCTGTAATTACAATGAGTTAAAGTTTATGTCACTTTCTTCTAAGCCGTAGGTCACAGGTTCGAGCCCTGTAGGGCGTACCATTTAGATTCAATGACATACGCAATCCCCAATTCTGCCTGATTTCCCCCATGTATCGTTAACGCCCAATAGTGCGTCAGCACGTCAATTTTTCGTACGCGCCCGGTTAGATTGTTAGGACCGGATGTGCTCATCCGAAAATTAGCGACTGAGCTTTGCCTGGCGCACCAAGTATTTATATCCAAATGACATGATGCTAATCCGGTGTGAGTAGATGCCCTGATCGGGTAGGGTGCAGCTTTGTAAATATTGGCAAAGTGTCTTTTTTCAATACGATTGTATTGATATGGTTCTGCGCATCTACAGGGACTGAGCCGAGAGTGTCATGGTATTTAAAGCCAGAATGGTAACAGCAAGCCGCCAGGAGTTGGGGGCGTTGTTGAGCAATAATTTTGAATTAGTTAAGGATATCCTTGGTTACTCGCCCTACGTCGGAAAATGCTGCGGTCCGGTATGGTTGGCTAACCAAACTGCAATACGGCAGACCATTAATGAATTAAACGTAAAGGATATTCTATCGACCTTCGACGAGATGGGAAAAGGTCACGCAGCAAGGGCATTTTGGTGTTTGCTTGAACCGGATGTTCAACGCCTGCTGGTCCCGAAGCTGGATAACTCTCTACTGAAGAATATCTTTAGCGGTCTTCGCTACGGCGAAGTGGTCGAGTTCTTGCGTGGGTTTAAACCCGTTGAAACTCCTTCGCTGGTGGCATTGTTGCCAAAGGCGTTAAAGTCACTGATAAAGGAATTTAATGGCAATCTCGAACGTTTGGCTGATTATTTAAAGACTGAAGGACTGACGGATAAAATAGCGCCTGCAATAGCCGCCGAGACTATTTTACGCTCCAGTATTACCTGGGGAATTATTTTGAATACATTACCGGTAGTGTGCGTCATTATTTTATAA